CAGCTCGTCTTGCCAAAGAAAAAAATATCGAAAAATAATAAGAAAAACTCACCTTATGCGTAACACTCATTTTGCCTATGACTTCGATTCGATTCTTGCTTTTGTGAATAGCCTGGGAGCATCGTTTGATAAAATATGTGTGCTGCCCAACCTTGCCGGATATAGAGTACATTCAGATGACCGGGCAAAGCGATACAACTATGCTGATGAGTTTACGCCAGACTGGGAGGTTATAAAGAGAGCAAAAGAAATTCGCGAATACTTTTACCAGCTGGAGCAATCAGAAGGCAAGAAGTTCCCTAACTTCTCTCTGTACAATGACGAAGGCGACAAGACAAAGTTTTACTTGATCAGGCATTATAACGGCTATAATAAGAAATGGCTCATTAATGCGTCAAGCGATTCGTGGTTAAACACGATGATTGAAGTATCTTAACAAAAAGCCTGCGGGAAATCTCGCAGGCAATATTTTTATAAAAGATTATATTGATTACATAAAGAGAACACTGTATAATGATAAGAGATATAATAATTAAGGTGGTGCTACTATGTCAATAGAAAACAAAATCAAGGTATTAATCGCTTCAACAGGAAAAAACCAGGCTACATTAGCTAGGGAAATGGGCATTACGCCAATGTCCCTGAACTACAAGGTTAAAAAATGCAAATCACTTAAGCTTCTGCTGGAGCTTGCAACTGCCTGTGACTTTGAGGTAGTTCTGCGCAAGCGTGACGGCAGTATTGAGTATGAAGTAACCAAAGAAGATTTAGAAGAAAACTGACATTCTATAAAGAAAGCTCTTTACAAAAGCGGAGAAATATAGTATAATATAATTGTAAGGAAGATATAAGAACTTACAAGAAAGGAAGTCGGTTATAATGCTGGAAAAGAAAATTGCTGCTTTAAAAAATATGAGTAAAGAGGAATTAGTTGGTGAGTTTGAAAAAATTGTGCTGTATAATACGCAGCACCTGGAAGCTTGCTTGGGTAAATCTGGTCAGTATGAAGAAGCAATTAAGGCGGAAATTCTCAGCCGCATGAATTAAGGAGGGAGGAAATCATGAAGATAGGTCAAGTCGAGTTCACCTGGCGTGCACATCGTTAGGCGTGTGTTGTAAAAATCGGCGGTGAACAAAGAGTTTTCCGCTTCAATAAGAAAACGACTCGTAAGGAGCTGTTTGCGAAAATTCGCTCCTTAATTGCAGAAGCAGCTGGTACCCAAAAGGTTTGCCAGCATTGCGGTAAGCGTTACTTCGGTGTAAACTCGCACAACTTTCTGTGCGGTGAATGCGCTCAGCAAGCTGCCGACATCAATCGTGAAGGTGTTGGCAATATTAAGGAGTTTTCTTTCAGTGAAGCGTTACAGTACATTCCTGAAGGTGTTAACCCAATCGAATATGAGCGTAAAATTGACGCAGAAATTCGTGCTGAGCGTCAAGCATTGGTAGACTTGTGGAAACAAGATGACCAAGCGTGGAATTTGTACTGCTACGGAAAGAGGGCGAGCAAATGAAGATGTTTTTGAATTTTAACAGCATCTGGGAAAGCGGTACTTATGCTGTTGTTCCTGCTGAAATCTACGATGAAGTGGAAATCATTCTTCCGGAAGGTTTCAAGGAAGTTACAATGCAGGACGAAACTAAAGCCATTGAATGGCCAGATGGTCAAATTACGTTGGCTTACGAAGTTTTCACCGAGCATAAAGGCGATATCGCAGTGCCCTACATTGTAGATTGTAGCGGCAAAGCTCCAAAAAATTTGTATTTGAAAGCTGTAAAAAATTAACTAAAAGGAGGACAGAGAGCATGTATAACGAGGCTAATAACAATGTAGCCGGAGCTGTTAAAGTAATCGCCGATACATCTTATTCAACTAGATACGCAATGTTCCCAGGCTGCTATGATGAGGCCCGCAAAGCCTGGAAGGGCGTTAAGTGCTACGAAAACGGAACCTTCGGTACGGATATTTGATTTACAAAATGCTATATTCTGGAAGTAACCGGGAAGCAAAAATTTATGGGATTTATCCCGCATTACACCGAACGGTTCAATCCCGTTGATACCGTCATCATCCAACTGTGGCATAATGCAGACGGTTACAGTCAGTATAAAGGCGAAAACGCTCATCGTGTTTACGGTGTCATCGTCAATACTGGCGCTGATGATGATATTTTCGTAAAAGCCGAAAACGGAAAATATAGCTTTGAATGCAAAGGTTTTCAGAGCGACGATGTTTGTATAAACGGCGACGGCAATGCTTGCGTAAGAGTTCTGGAAAAACAACTTAAGCCAGCTGCTATTTTTGGCAATAAAACCGTTAAATATCGAAAAATGATAATTTGGGATGAGGATGAGTTATAATGATTAAAATTCATGTAGAGCGCAGACAATCAAAGCAATTGTTTTGGTGTCAAGCGTGCGGTTCAAAACAAAGCAGAACCGTCACAATAAGCAGTAACGATGTACAAAGTTCGTCGCTCCATCTGTGCGACAACTGTTTAAAAGAGCTTGCTGATAAGATTCATCAAGAGCTGAATACCACAAAAACGATTGTAGTTAGCAACATTACAATCGATGAAGAAAAGCTTATTAGAATGTATTTGGAGCGGTTTAGCAATGTCGAAATCAACGATGACGACAACAAGCTAATAATAACTTATAGTGATGCTTTCGAGGGCAATTTAATAAACGAATATCTTGACTGCCTTGCGAATGTTGTTAACATTAATGTTGAAAGGCAGAGAAAAAATGAAGGAGTTTAAAAGGAAAAATGTTGGTAATATATACGGCTTAAATATCTATATCGATGTATATTCTGATGAAAAAATAGGTTTCTACATAATGAGAATTTACGGTAGATTGCAAGTGCAAATTGAACAAGATTTATCAAGCAACTATATCAGTGGAATACACCTTATCAAGAAAAGTGTCGAACAGTTCATCCGGTCTGTAGTAGCCTAGAGATTTGCGTGGTCGAGCATTCATCTTATCGGCCATGCGCAGTATCTCGTCCGCTGAATATTCGTCAACAGATTTACCTTTAGGCAGGTACTGACGCAACATCTCGTTGTGACGTTCGTTCTGTGGGCGTTCCCATGAGGAGAACGGATGCGCAAAGTATATCTTCGTCCCGTAGCGTTCCTCGTACTTATTGAGGTCTTGGAACTCGGCACCATTGTCAGCGGTAATGCTTTTAAATACAGCGCTAAACCGCTTGCCGTATAGCCGTCGTAGCTGTGCCATAGCCTCCTGTACTCCTTTGGTGGTGCGTCCGGATATCTTTATGGCGATGTACTTATGCGTAACCATCTCTACTAGAGTGAATACGCATGATTCCTTGCCCTCACGGTGACCAATGACAGTGTCAGCTTCCCAGTGACCTATCTCGAGCCGCTCAGCGATTTTCTTTGGACGTTGGTCGATGCTAGTGCCGCGTAACCGCTTATGCTTGCGTGTCCAGTTGCGATGCTTCTTACGGTTCAGCAGTTGTGGCACATCAAAGACGGTAAATGGTAGCTTGCTGCGATGTAGCATGTTGTAGATGCTCTTGGTGCATAGTATCTGATTAGGCGCATAGCGAGACTCCAACTTAACCCTGCCGATGAACTCATCAATAGAGGCGGACTCATCCCTGACGGCGGTGCTCAACTCTTGGATGAACGCTTCGGCAACGGTAGTGGCTAACTTTAACGGCCTGCGGCAGTTCTTGCGATGCTCTTCATAAGCAGCTTGACCGCGCTTGGCGGTGTATACTGGCTGACGTCCTCTAGCGCTCTTCTTGACCGGTGTACCTCGGCGCAGCTCATAATATACCGTGGTATGAGCACAGCCTACGTACTCGGCAATAGCACGAAGCGTTAGACCTTGACTATGTAGCACTTGAATCATGCCACGTTCTTCTTGGATTAGATGTTTTCCTCGTTTACGTTTTTCTTGAATTGTGATAGAATTAGTTTGATCCATAGTAGGCTCCTTTGAATTATACTAGCAAACTAATTCTAACATAGGATGTCCACTGTGGATTTTTTATTTTATTTTTTGTTCAAGTTGATTATACAATCTACCAATGAGAATTTACGATGAAACAGAAAATATAAGCCAAGGTTCTGCATTCGCAGCGATTGAAGGCGACAAAGCGTATATTCAAAAAAAAGCAATAGAAAAATTTAGAGCCATATTTGCAATCGTAAGTAAACAGATTTTAAAAAATATTGAATTTCGGGTTGAAAATTAATCAAAACAAAGGAAGTGATTTTGTGAAGCCAGGAGATATTGTCAGAGCGTATGGCACAGAAGGCAGCATTAAAAAAAGTTGCTGCGTTGTTCCGCATTTCGGAACAGAAAGTCAGGAAGGTTCTCATTGATGCCGGTGAGTACGAAAGTGATATGTCCATACAGGTCAATGATTTGTATGAGCAAGGTTACAGCGTGGAGAACATAGCCGAAAAATTGCGTGTAAGCAAGAGCACTGTTTCGGCATATCTGCCGTACACCAAAGGCGTGTATCTTGGCGAAAATCCTTCCAGCAATGCTCTTAAAATAAGAAAGTGCAGAGCTAAAAATGGATAAGCCTTTAAACGAGCTGCTAAATGAGTATATAGAAGCTTATAGCAAAGGCGAGGATAGCTTAAGAGCGTTTTGGGAGTATGTTATAAGCATAGGAGCTTATGAGCAGATGCGCCAGCTTGCTGTATACCAGAATGTTATTTTTAGCTATAAGAAAGACCAAACAAAGCCTGCCTGTAATGGTTACTGCGAAAAAGCCTACACAGCCGAAGATGCAGAGTTTGCCAGGATACAAATAGAGCACCTTTTAAAATCATGTCAGTAAGGTGTCATTTACAAGGCAATTAAAGGAATGATATAATTAAGATGCAACAGTTGGATGATAAAGCCTTCTCCTAAAAATATGTTGTGTACTCAAAAAGCCGCCTACAAATGATTGATATGTAGACGGCTTTTTAAATATATAAAATATAACCGATGTTCTATAAAGAAAAATCTTTACAAAAATAGTATAATGTAGTATAATATAAGTGTAAGGAAGATAAAGTACCTGCTAAATAAAGAGTAAAGGAAGTCGGTTAAAATGAAAAATATTTTTGAAGAAGCTTATCAAAAGGAATTCCAAGCAATAGCTGCGTTTGATGCAGCAAAAAATGACGAAGAAAAAGAAAAAGCCAGAGAGCTTCATAATGAAACCTTTGGACAGATAGGTAGCCTTGGAGAATTTGCTGTTCATATTTGGCGCGAATATGAAAACTCTAGAGAACATGGCAACCTCAACCTTGACCTTTCCGAAATTGTTTGGGACCATCAAGTACCTGAAATAGTGGCTTGCATGAAAGCAAACGGAATTGAGAGTTTTACCTTTTCAGGTACCTACACTGAAGCAATTAGAACTGCTTGGCTGTTCCAGCAAGAAGGTTGCGTTCTTGAAGGGTTTGTTGAGATTAACAGCAAATATACCGATGCTTATGGAGATAGCTTAAAAGTTCCTGCGTTGCAGTTTAGAGTAAAATAAAAGAAAGGCGGTACAAAAAAGTACCGTCTTTTTATAATCATTTTTGAAAAAACACTTTACAAATAAACAAAAATGCAGTATAATATAAGTATAGAAAGGAGGTACAAAACGTGGATCAGAATTTGAAAGATGCTGCTGAAACGGTTTCACTTATATTAAGTTCCGTGTTAACAGCTCTCCAAATACAGGAGAAGTTAAAGAAAAAGCAGCAAAAAAAGAAGCCCCCTGTAAATCGCAAGTCCAGAAAGCGTAAATAAGAGGGCAGCAGGTAGGACGAGCAATCGTCCTCCTGCCTATATTCTACCACGTTTTAACAAAAATGAAAATACTAATTTGGTTGTTCACTATTGGCATTGTAGTCGAAGCAGTAAGAAATTTTCCTCAAATGAGCCTGCATGAATGGGTATTGTGGGCGCATGGCTTAGCTAGTGGAATTGTAATGTTGTATTGGTGGATAAGTAGGAGTTAACATGGAAAGTAAAAAATGGGGCGGTGTTCGTGAGGGAGCAGGCAGACCGAAAGGAAAGACTGCTGCTGGCGAACGCAAGGGACGCAATATTAGAGCGTTCGACGATGAATGGGAGCTTATAAAGCAATTCGCAAGAATCGTCAAAACTGACCGTCAGCGAGCGGAAGAACTGCTAAAATTATTATAGTTTTATTGGACAGTGTAAAAAAGCACTGTCCTTTTTTATTGCAAAAAATGGAGGTACATCATGGATTTAAGAAGCAAAATTACATTAATGGCGTTGGCAGACATTACGCCTTATGAAAACAATCCAAGAAACAACGAAATCGCAAAAAAATTCAACAAATGCTTTTCCTGCGATAATGATGATATGGTAGTGCTAAAAGGCATTAACTGCTTTTCTTATTGCGAGCATCATATCGCACTCATGTATAACATGACTGTTGATGTAGGCTATATCCCTAACGGTAAAGTTATCGGCATTAGCAAAATTGCACGTATTGCTGACGCAGTAACAAAACGTCTACAAATTCAAGAGCGTATCGGCAAGGAAATTCGCGATATTCTTACAAAAATTTTAGGGACAGAGGACGTTATTGTAGTTATTCAAGGCGAACACTCTTGTATGACTGCTAGAGGAATTAAAAAACCAGGAGTAAAAACAAAGACTGCTTCATGTGGCGGACAATTTTTAGTAAACGCCGAACTGCGAAAAGAATTTTACATTGTAAACAGCAAATAAAATCTAAAGAAAGGACAGGTGTTTTAATGTGCCAGCACGAGGAAATGTTAGCAATTTAAGGCCTGTCCGAAGCAAGGATGAGGCAAGAAAAAGAGGAACTGTTGGCGGCAAAAAATCCGGTGAAATAAGACGGGCGAAAAAAAACTTACAGCAGATAGCAAAAACGATACTTGAATCACAAGTACACGACGATAAAGCAAAAAGCTTTTTACACGCTTTCGGCTTAGACGAGCAAGATCAAAACTATCAAGCCTTAATGATAGCGAAGTTGCTTAACAAAGCTTTAAAAGAAAGTGATGTTAATGCAATTCGCACTCTTGCTACATTGGCAGGAGCTGACGGAGGTATATTGTCGCTGGCGGAAGATGCAAGCGTTGAAACAATAGACGCTTACCAATCTATCTACATTCCAAATAACGGCAGAGATACATTTGAGCCGCTGTATCTAACTCCGCAACCAGGACCGCAAACAGCTTTTATGTGTTCTTCTGCTGATATAGTAATTTATGGTGGAGCAGCTGGCGGCGGAAAAACTTTTGCACTTCTCCTGGAAGGATTAAGGCATAAAGATATAGCAGGATTTAGCGGCGTTGTGTTTCGAAAAAATTATACTCAAATCACAGCTTCAGGCGGTTTGTGGGATGCTGCTAACAAAATATATGGACAAGTGCAAGGCGCAAAACCTAAGAAAACTCCAAAACTACATTGGTTTTTTAGTCCCAGCGGAGCAAGAATTCATTTTGCGCATTTGGAGCGTGACGAAGATTTGCAAGGCTGGCAAGGCTCAGAAATCTGCTATCTAGCATTTGACGAGCTGACGCATTTTAGCCGACACCAATTTTTGTATATGCTTTCTCGTAACCGTTCAACGTGCGGTATCCGTCCTTATGTAAGAGCGACGTGCAACCCGGACAGCGATAGTTGGGTAGCTGATTTTATTTCTTGGTGGATAAATCAAGATACAGGCTATCCAATCTACGAGCGCAGCGGTGTTGTGCGTTATATGTGCGTCCTGAATGATACGATTTATTGGGGAAGTAATCCGCATGAACTCGCAAAGGAACACGGCGTAAATGTTGAAGAATGCAAGTCGGTTACGTTTATAGCGTCTAAACTGACAGACAACAAGGTTTTAATGGCTAAAGACCCGTCGTACATGGCTAACCTTAAAGCGTTGGCAGAAATTGACAAAGAACGTCTTTTATATGGCAACTGGAAAATCCGTCCTGCTGCTGGTATGTACTTTAAAACAGAAAACTTCACTTTTGTTGATGCTGTACCGAAAAATATCGTTGCTTATGCACGTTCTTGGGACTTGGCAGCAACAGAGCCTACGCCGCTTAACCCAGACCCGGACGCAACAGCAGGCGTGTTAATGGGACTGCTTGACGATGGCAGAGTAATTGTTCTTGATGTAAAGCGCAAGCAGATAAAGGCGAATGACGCTAGGAATCTTCTGCGTAACATGGCAGCAATAGACCAGGGCAAATATAAATTTGTACAAATCACGATACCGCAAGACCCAGGGCAGGCAGGCAAGGCGCAAGCTCAAAGCCTTGTATCAATGCTTGCAGGTTACTCGGTGGAGATTGTATCGCCGACAGGCAGCAAAGAGGTTCGTGCTACTCCATTTGCTTCACAGGTACAGGCAGGGAACGTGCTTCTCCTTAAAGGCGAGTGGAATGATATGTATTTGTCAGAGCTTGAATCTTTCCCCGAAAGCAAGCATGATGATATGGTTGATGCGTCCAGTGATGCGTTTAACAAGCTCATGAACTCCCGCAGCTGGGGCGGCTTAACGAGCTAGGAGGAATAATGGTAAAAAGAAAAGATAATTCAATTCGTGCAGATAGCGGCTTTAAAGATGCTTTTATTACACGTAAAGCTCGCAATTATGAAGGTCTGTTAAATGAGCGAAAACTCACAGACTTAACATTGGCTACAATGTACAGAAATGCTCTCGTGCGAAGGATTGTTACACTTGTTGCCGATGATGCTATGAAAAATTTTATAGAAATCGAAGGCGATTCTGACGATTGTATCTTGCAGGAACTTGAAACGCTGTTTGTTCAGGAAAAGCTTACAGAGGCTTTATATTGGGACAGACTGTTCGGTATGTCTTGTGCTCTTATCCTTGCTGACGATGGGCAGGAATTAAGCGAGCCTATTAATATCAACCGTTTACGCAGGATTAACGGATTAGAAATTTTTGACAAGCGAGATATTTATCCGGACACAACCTCAATTTATCTTGATACAGATATTCGAGATGCGAACTTTGGCAAGCCGGAGTTTTACACAATTTCACCACCGAACGGAACTCAGTTTAAAGCACACAGAAGCAGACTGCTGGTTTTTGACGGCGAAATGCTGCCAAAGATAGAGCGCGTTGCTAATAATGGTGCTGGCTTATCCTGCCTGGATGGTGTTCCGGCTGCGCTGAACCGTGTAAAAACTGCAATGAATAAAACAATCGACATAATGGATAAGGTTAGCACGTCACTGTTAAAGCTAGAAGGCTTAAGCAATCTGCTGGCAAAAGAAGACGGCACGCAAACTGTTATTCGGCGTTTAGAGCTGATAGACTACTCACGCAGATTTAATGGCAGTGTAGCCGTCGACAAGGAAGATGAATACGGCATTTTCAATATTCCGCTTACAGGTTTAACGGATATTATTCAAGAGTTTGAGCAGGCTTTATGTGCTGTTACCGGGTATCCTTTTACTGTTTTGTTTGGGCGTTCTCCGGCTGGCATGAACAGCACAGGCAAGAGCGACTTGCAGATTTACTACGATACCGTCAGACGTATTCAACGCAGGAAGATTCGTCCTGCGTTAGAGTATCTTGTAAGACTTATTCAGCTTGCGAAAGAAGGGCCGACCAACGGCAAGGAACTTGAAAAGTGGAGCATTAAGTTTAAGGCAATCGAACCGCTAAATGATCTGGAGCAAGCCAATGTTGACAAGACACAGGCGGAAGTAAGAGCCGCCGTTGTTAAGCTTGTTTTTGACCTGGTTGATAATCAACTGTTAGATGCAACGCAAGCACGCCAATACCTCAAAGAGCGTGGAGATATTCCAGTTACAGAAAGTGAGCTGGATTTAGATGATGAAGAAACAGAAGAAATCGATACGCTACCTTAAAGTAAAGAAGCGTCCGAAATATCCAAAGAATTTTGAGCGTGATTATTATCGCGTCCTCAGAGCCGTTGTAAGACGTTTAAAAAGTGCCACGAATAACAATATACCTATGCTGGCATATTCGTTGCGCCAGGACGATGACAGCACTGTTACGGATGCTTTCGTTCAGGCGATACTTGCCGAGCTTTTAAAGAGTATGACTATTGAGGAGGCTATGAGCGAATTAGAGCTTATTCTTGCTGGCGTGTCCAGCGTTGTCGATGCTAATGTTATCAGTGCTTTCGCAGAAGCAGTCAGCGTTGATGTGTTTCTAAATGATTCAGCCTTACTTGATACAGTAAAAGCAGAATGGAAAGCGCAGCAGAGCAGGCTTGTGGACAGCATAGTAAATACCTACATCGAAAAACTGCAAATTATTGTTAGCAATGCTGTTCAGCGTGGCACTGCTATGAGTGAAGTTAAAGAAGAAATCAAGGTACTGCTTAACACTACCGACAAGCGGGCGAAATTTATCGCAAGGAACGAGGTAGGCAATCTGAACGGCATTATAACAATGCGTAGGCAGGTTGATTGCGGTATAAGCGTGTACCAATGGTCATCGTCACATGATGAACGTGTTAGACCTTCTCATGCTGAGATGGATGGGAAATACTTCTATTGGAATAGCGACAAGGTTGGTGAAATTAACGGCATAAAGGTTTATCCTTCTCCGAAATATCATCCGTGTATGGATTATAACTGCCGTTGCGTAGCATTACCTGTTATTGACCTGGAGCAATGGAACATGACAACAGCAGTTCCAATGGGTAGGGTGAATGTAAAGAAAAGTAAAGAATTAAGCTAGAAGGCGTATGTAAGAAATTGCATATGCTTTTTATATACCCCCAAAATAAGGAGGTGAATTTTTTGGGAAGTGTACAACGATATGAGCGCCTTGACTCATGGATGCTTGTTGGCTGTGCAGTTACTGACGCTGACGGCTTCTTGCGTGATTCTCCAATCGTGGCACGTACTGGCATCTATATCTACCAACAGCCAGACGGGACTATTAGACGAGAATACAGACCGCCGGAGGAAGTATTCGACGCTGACAGTGAAGCAAGCTTTATCGGCAAGCCTATTGTGGTAGGACATCCTGCCAGCGGCATTGTAAACAGCGATACCGCACAAGATTTAGCCATTGGTACAATTCTATCCAGCGGCTATCAGAAGGACGAAACAAATATTGCCTGCGATATTGTTATCCATAATCCCTCTGCCATCGGTGAAAAGCGTGGCTTGTCTTTAGGCTACAGAGTGGATATCGAAGAAGCCCCAGGCATTACACCTGACGGACAGCAATATGATGTTATCCAGCGCAACATTCGTATCAATCATTTAGCCGTTGTTGATAGGGGACGTGCAGGAGCAAAAGCACGTCTGAATCTTGACGGTGACGAAATTATCGAAGGAGTAGAAACAAAAATGAAAATTAAAATTGATTCTGTTGATTTTGAAGTTGATGAAAAAATTGCCAACTACGTCAACTCTCTGCAAAACAAAGAAGAAAACGCTCGTGTAAAGCTTGATACAGCTAACACTGAGCTTAAATCTGTAAAGGAGCAAAATACCGCTCTTAAAGCTGATGCTGACGACAAAAAAGCTAAACTTGACGCAATGACCGCTGAACGTGACGGCTTGAAAGCTAAAGTTGATGCTGCTGACGCTGAAAAGGAGAAAGCTGTAAAAGAGGCTGTTGAAGCTGTAAAGGCTGATATGCAGGAACGTGCGGAGCTTGAAGAAACCGCTAAAATTGCAAAGGTTGAAAAAACCGATGGCTTGACCAACGCTGAGTTGAAAGCTGGCATTGTTAAAGCTGCATTCGGCGAAAGCTTTAAGCTTGACGGTGCGTCTGATGCTTATCTTGACGGCGCATATTCTGCTGCTAAAGAGATGCTTCGTAACGATAACGCAAAAAATCAAGCCGCAAAAGCTAAAGGCGGTGCTGAAAAGCAAGAAACTAAGAATGATTCTGCTAACGATGCACGTAGCCGCATGATTGCACGTATGCGCGGCGAAGAATAAGAAAGAGGTGAATACAATGGCAATTACTAATTATGCATTAACCATGGACAAAGCTTTTGCTGGTGCACTGTATGATTTGTCCTCTCATACTGTAGATTCCTTTGCTGTTGAAGAAGCTGACGGCATTGGCGTTGCTTGCGCCGTTATCCGTGGCACTGACGCAGAGCATCAGGTAAAATCTCCGTCCGCATCTGGTGACGGTGCGAAAGTTATCGGCGTTACTTTGCATACCCATATTGAGCCGCCTGAAGCTGGCAAAAAATATTATCCGCAAAATTACACTGTTCCTGTTGTAACTAAAGGTCGTGTATGGGTAACTACCGGAGGTGCGGTTAACGCAGGCGACGAAGCTCATCTGAAGCTTGCTGACGGCACTTTCGTTAAAGATGCTGTTGCTGCTGACACTATTGAAGCTCTTGGCTGCGGTGCTAAATTTATTACTTCCTGCGATAAAGCAGGCTTGGCAGTTATCGAAATTGGTTAATTAGAAAAGACGAGGTGAAATAGTAATGACTCAAATGCACTATGATGAATTAGACCTGAATGTTATTGAGCGTTGCGACGGCTTGCGTAAAGACGCAGGCGATACTATTTTTGTTGCAAAAGAACTTGAAGCTGTAAAGGCAAAAACCTATGACCAGAAATTCGCTAATCTTAATGCGCTGAAACTGTTTGATATGTCCTCTGACGTTGACCCCGGCGCTGACACTATCAGCTATCAATCCTTGGGTTCTGTTGGCATGGCAAAGACTATCGCCAACTATGCAACCGACTTTACTCGTGTAGATGTACTGGCTGAAGAACACATTGCTAAAGTTATTGCTGGCGGTGCAGCATATGGCTACACCATGCAGGACTTGCGCCGTGCTGCTATGGCAAGAAAACCGCTGACTGCTCGCAAGGCTATTGCTGTTCGCCGTGCTCTCGACGAATATATTAACCGCATTGCATTCCATGGTGATGCTAAACATGGCGTTGTAGGCTTGCTGGATAATCCTAACATTGGCAACTACACTGTTGCTGCCGATGGTGCTGGTGGTACTGGTTCTTCTACTAAATTCAAGGATAAAACCGCTGTTCAGATTCTGCGTGATATGAACGGCATTATCAATTCTGTTAGCAAACAGACCAATGACGTAGAAAACCCGAATACCTTGGTACTGCCGCCAGACCAATACAACTACATTGCTTCCACACCTTATTCTGATGTAGTCGCAGATTCCATCCTGTCTGTGTTTAAACGCAATAACCCGGATGTAACTGTATTGAAAGCCAATGAGCTGGCTGGCGCAGGTGTGGACGGCTTGGATATGATGATTGCATACGTTAAGGATGCAGACCATCAAACTTTGGAAGTTCCGTTGCCGTTCACTCAGCACACTATTCAGCAAAAAGGCTTGGAATTTGAAGTCCCCTGCGAGGTTCGTACCGCTGGCGTGTTGATTTACTATCCGCTGTCCATGAACAAGGCTTCTGGCATCTAATCTGACTATATACTGCTCTTTCGCATGAGAGGGCATTTTCTTTTTAGGAGGAACACAAATGAAAGTTAAAAACATCTCTAAAGCTGTAATTAATATCGACGGTAAATATATCATGCCTGATCAGTGCGGCATCGTTGGTGATGAATGGGGCGAAAACATTATTGTAAAAGCCTACATCAAAGAACAAATGATTACTGTTGAGAAAGGCAATGCTAAAGAAGCAAATGTTGATGATATGGCAGCAGACCTTGCAGGACTGTCCGCTGAATCCAGCAAGCGTTCTTTGACTGCTTTCGCTAAGAAATACAATATTAATGTAGAGGGCGCAGAAACAGCAGAAGATATTTATTCCGTTATTTTTGCTTTTGTAAACATGGCAAAGAAAAATGTTAACGGAAACTAAAGACAAAATAAAGCAAGCTTTTTCTGTTATCTGCCCCGAACTGATTCTTACTGATGAAGAATTAGAGGTCTACATTAATCTTGTTTCGCCTATGCTGTCAGAAAGTGTTTTTGGCAACATGTATATAACAGCATTTGTTTATCTCATGGCGCATCACATTGTCCTGCGTCAGCTTATTGCGCAGTCTGGAGAAAACGGCTCATCTGATGTTGGTATTACAGGCTCTGTGACGTCGGAAAAAGAAGGTGACTTGCAGCGTTCATATGGTAACAGGTCGGCTTCTTTTGATATGCTGGACAAGACGTACTATGGCATTGAATTTAAACGTCTGCGCTCTATGTGCGTTGTTCCGATAGTAACAAGATTGGATGGTGCGTTATGAGCAAGGTGGAAGATACCGATTTAGGCTTAAACCGTATTATAGTTACGCTTAAGGAAGAGCTAAGCGATGTTGTAATTAAAGTTGGCGTTCAAGCTAAGGATAAAACTGTGAAGCGCGGGAAGGACGGCGGCATACGCAACACTGACCAGCCGTTGGCTGTTATTGCAGCGATACATGAGTTTGGGTTAGGTGGTATGCCACAACGCTCATTCCTGCGCTCTGCTTTTGATGAAAATAAGCCAATGATTAATAAGATGGGTGACCATATTGTTAACAGTGCTATAAAAGGCATTAGCACGGAAACAGCTCTTGATCAGTTAGGTAATGTTGTACAGGGCATGGTTCAGAAGAAAATAGTTGACGGACCATTTGTTCCGAACTCACCCGCTACAATTAAACGAAAGAAAAGCTCTAGACCATTGATTGATACAGGACACCTGCGTCAATCAATTCGCTACGTTATCGAGAAAGGCGGTAGTGATGATGAGTAGCTTTCGCAAGCCTATCACAGTCCTGCGTTATGACGGTAAACCCGAATTACTCGCTGACGGAACGTATCTTTATCCCGATGCAACGGAGCTTGAAGTTTATGCGAGCGTACAGGCTTTAAAGGCGAATGAGATGTACGCACTGCCAGAAGGACGCAGGCAAGGCAGAGCGGTAAAGATTTATACAGATGTTGAGCTGTACACTGCTGACCAACATACAGGAACGCAGGCTGACCGCTTTATTTGGCGTGGCAGGACGTTTGAGATTGTTGCTAGCGATATTTTTCAGAGCGACGTTATAAACCACTATCGTGCCTACGCTGTGGAGGTGAGCGAATTTTGAGTGAAGCTAACACCCGAAACGAAGTCCATACCTTCTTTATCGCCTTAATGCAGAAGCTTTATCCTTCTGTGCCAGTGCGCAGGGCAAAAACAAATGCTCCTGCTACGAATGAATTAAACATTGTTGTAGACCTCTTGTCTGAAAGAAATATAGGCAACGAGGTCGTTTTTTTGCCTAAGAGCCAACAATACAGCAATGTAGGCTTTCAAGAAGCCACGGTAAATGTACAGGCTATTGGAGAAGGCTCATTAGAGCTTTTAGACCAGCTTAAATATTTGGTGGAAATGCCAAATGTTGTTGACCTGTGCAGCGAAGCTAATGTTGCTATAAACAGCGTTGAGCAGGTACAAAATTTGACTGCTGCGCTTGATGGCTCTACGTGGCAGGAAAGAGGTTCTGTCGACCTTACTGTGTCGTATAGTCGTGAGCTGTTGCAGGACGGCGCAGACTGGTTTGATAAGCTAAAAATCAACGGCACGACGAGCAACGGCAAAGATAAAGAAGAACGCCCTGCTGTGGATGGGGAAATTGTAAAAATTGAAATTACTGGTGAATTAGAATAGGAGAGTGAATTGAATGGCGAATATTGACAGATTAGTCAACGTGCAGATTGCCTTAAACACCACTGGCATTTCGTCCAATGGCTTTAACACGCTTATGATTGTGTCGGCTCATGAACACGCTGCTCCTGCGTATGTGCTGACAATTACTGACGCAGACCAGCTTTTGGATTTAGGCTGGAGCGCAGATGATGCAGTGTATAAAGCTGCATTACAAGCGTTTAGCCAGATTCCGCATTATGAAAGAATTAAAATTGGCAGAATGAACACTGATAGCTCTGTGGCGGATAACATGGCTAAAATTTGCGCTGTTGACAATGACTGGTTTGGCTTGTGCTATGTTGAACGCACCTCTGCAAAGATTATGGAGATGGCTGAATGGGCTGAGGCTCATACGAAGCTTTATGGAACGTCCGTGGCTGAACCCGACGCTTTGCAAACTGGCGTTGCAACAGATACAGGCAGTAAATTAAAAGAAAAGAATTATTTCAACACTTTTATTTTTTATCATAAAGAATCAGAAAAGGAATTTCCCGAAGCAGCTTTGATGTCGAGCTGCTTTACTGTATATCCTGGCGGTGAAACGTGGGCAAACAAAAAGCTTTCTGGCATTACAAATGACAATTTGACTGAGACAGAGTACCTTGCTTTAACTGCAAAAAACTACAATACTTTTGAAAACTTCTCTGACGGTGTTAGCATTACGCAAAACGGCAAGACTTGCGCAGGCGAATGGATTGATGTTATCCGTTTTCGTGCTTGGCTTATCGAAACAATTAAAACAGAAGAATTTGCAATGCTTATTAACCGTGAAAAATTGCCTTACACTGATGCAGGTATTGCGCTTGTCGAGGGCGTGCTGAATAAAGTCTTAAAGCTTGGTCAAGACCGTGGCGGTATTGCTCCTACAGAATACGACGATAACGGCAATAAGAATCTTGGCTACACGATTAGCGTTCCGAAAGCTGCGAACATCAGCGCAAACAAGAAAGCTCAACGTGTTCTTGACGATGTGAAATTCACTGCTCGTTTAGCAGGTGCTATTCACGCAGTTAACATCAAAGGCTCGTTGACCTACGAGAATCTTATTCAAGCATAAGGATGGTGGAATAAATGGCAAGAGTAAAGACATACGACCCGAAGAAGGTTAAAGTATTGTTCGGCTCGCTTATTTTGACTGGCGTTGACGAAGGTACTTTTATTAACGTCGAAACGCAGGGTGACGGCATTAGTGCTGTCGTAGGCTGTGACCAGGAAATTGTCCGCAGTATCGACCCGTCCTCTGTCTTAAAGCAAGTCACCGTAACGTTGTTGCAGTCTAGCTCTAGCAATGCGGCGTTGAGCTTAATTCAAGATGCTGACAATCAAAGCGGCGCAGGCTTGTTACCGTTGGTTATTAAGGATTTGAGCGGTGACAGCGTTATGATTAGTGATCAGGCATGGATTGTAAAGAAGCCGAACTTCCAGCGTGGTAAGTCTGCTTCTGACGGTAAATGCGAATGGGTATTCATGGCTGTTGTCCCCGATGAAGCATTTTTAGTTGGCGGGCATAGCTAAGAGGTAAAAAAATGAGACAAGCAAAATATGATGTTAAAAATCGCAAGATTGGCGCGAACACCTTCTACGTTCGTGCTTTCCCTCCATTACAAGGCTTAAAGCTGTATGGTGACCTGCAAAGAGCTGTTACATCAGCTTTAAAAGGCGGGTTAACTCCGAACGGCGAAACTGAGGACATGAAAGAAGCATTGTTAGGAGCGCAGATTAACGTCGGTGCTATCATTGCTCAGTTAGGCGAAAGCTTTAATGGTGAAGTGCTGGCACAGTTCTCTGAACGTCTGCTTGATGCTGAATATGTCAGCGTAAAGATTAAGGGTGAAGAAGAAGCTATTATGTTAACCGAAGACGTTATTAATGAGCTGTTTACCGGCAAGCTTGTTGATATGCTGAAATTGGAGAAATTTATTATCGAGGTAAATTTTGGTGATTTTTTCGATTTAATTCCCAACCTCTCTGGATTCCGCGAGATGTTGGCGAACAAATAGAGATACCTGGTGCGGTTAGCCCGGAGCTGACCGCTGAATCATTTGTTTGGCGGCCAGTGCTGGCAAAAGTCGTTACAGTAACTGAAATTAAAGATGGCACGGTAACTTTAGGTGACTTGTGCAAAATAAACGCCCTACTTGATATGCAGAGCGATATTCAGAAGTATCATCTTGACCACCCAAAAAAGAAAGGAGCTGATGCGCCGTGGACGTAAGAAGTCTGGTTATTGCGATTGGCTTTAAGGTAAACAATTCGAATGTTAAGCAAGTAGAGCAGACAACTAAAAAAGTTAAAACAGGACTTGAACGTGTTGGGGATTCTGCTGATAAAGCTGGCAATAAAGTAGATAGTTTATTTTCTAAGTTAAGCGGTCTGGCTATGTTTGCTGGCGTATCACTAACTCTTGGAAGCATCGTTAAAACGATTGACGAATGGAAGGTTATTGAAGGTCAGGTAAACAACGTAACCAAAAGCCAGCAGGAATCAAAAGCTGTTCAAAAAGAGATTTACAATATTGCAAGCCGTACTCGTCAGCAATACGGCTCTACCGCCGAGCTTTTTACATCTGTCGCACGTAATGCACAGGAGCTAAAGAAAAGCACTAAAGACATTTTGCTGTTTACCGAAGATGTTTCAAACGCAATGTTGCTGGGTGGCGGTGATGCTTCATCTCAGCAAGCTGCGTTGGTGCAGTTAGGACAGGCTTTAGGTTCTGGTACGTTGCGTGGTGATGAACTGAACTCCATTTTAGAGCAAGCACCTCGCCTTGCGAAAGCTATTGCCGATGGCATGGGAACTACAATCGGTCAGTTAAGGCAGATGGGCAGCGAAGGCAAATTAACTGCACAAGATGTTTTTAATGCTATTCGTGGGCAATCTGACCGCTTAAAAATGGAGTTAGGTAAAATGCCCTGGACTATCGGGCAGGCATCTAACAAAATGCAAAACGCGGTCGGAAAGTTTTTTAAGGAATTTGAAGATAAGACAGGCATTATAGACAGCATGGCAAAAAGCATTGCGAAATTTGCAGATTATGTTGAAAAAATCAATCTCGATAACTTTATTTCGGGTTTGCGAATTGCAGCAATTTACGCAGGTGTTCTTTTTGGCATGGCAAAATGGAGTAGCTTTGTAATGATGCTTGGAACTGCTGTGAAATGGATTGTTGCCGTTAGAGATGCGTTAATGCTGGCAACAGGTGCTCAAATAGTGTTTAACAGCCAAACGCGAAAGGGAGCAGCTATGCAGATGCTAATAATGGGTAAATTCCTCTTAATCGCAGCTGCGATTGCATTTGTTGTCTTGCTTATTCAAGACTTTTACAAATGGATAACTGACCCAACGGCTGATACAATGATGAAACGATGGTTTGGCGACTTTGACGCTGTGAAGAATAAGGCTAATGAATTTCTTACTATGCTCGAAAATAGTCCTATCCGCTTCTTGCCGATTGTAACATGGATTTGGGTTGTACTCGAGCTTATCCGTGACCTTTACCGTTGGTTTTCTGGCGGTGATAGCGTTATCGGCAGTGCATTGACTGGCTGGGGCGAAAAATGGCAAAACTTCTGTAATTGGTTTAAGGAAGCATGGGATTCCGTTTCTAAAGCATTTGAAGATTTCTGTAACATGCGCGTCATTGATATTATTAAGCTTGCTATTGATTGGCTTGGTAAACTTGGTGATAAGATTGCCAAAACAGCAAGGTCATGGGGAGAGAGCTTGAAAGAAAAATTTGGTGGACCTCTTTGGCCGTCAATTAAAGAAGGTTTTTCCAATTTTGTTAATAATGGCGTTAACGGCACTGGCCCTGCTGCTCCTAATGATTTGAGTTATTATGGCAAGGTTGGGTATACGCCTATGAGTGCGTCTACTAGTGTTAACAATAGCGGTAACCAAACCAATTATATTACTGTTAACACGAGTAGCAATGCTTCTCCGTCAGATATCGGCGCAGGTGTTGCAAACGGCATTCAGCGTAGTAATGGTGGTCTAAGCGGCGCAATCGATAGCTCTAACCCTGCTTTCGAGTATTACTAGGAGTGATAATGTTATGCTGGCAGATATTTTAGGTTACAACATTAAAAATCCTACGCAAGTTGGTTCTCTGAAGGTTGATATAGTAAAATCTTTTGAATACACCTATGATCAGGACGTAACAGGACACCCGGTAGAAACAGGCTTTGAAATTGCTGACCATATTGTTAACAAGCCTTTAAAACTGACAATGACTGTCGGCATTTCGTCTACTCCTGTAACGTGGTTTTATAAGAATGGGTGGGGAGAAAAGAAATTTGCTAATGGCCTCCAGCTTTTAGAGGAAATCAGAGATAAGAAAGAGCCTGTGTCCATTATTCGTCCTGAAAAGAAGTATGACAACATGGTTATGACTTCGTGCCGGGTAAGCAAACAGGATTCGTCCAAAAGCATTATTTATGCTGACTTGGCTTTTCAACAGATTGTTAAGGTAACAACGCAGACAACAACGACACCAGAGAATGTCGTTACTGCTTCGCAGGAAGAAAACGCAGGAGAAACAGCAGCGAACGCAGGCGCAGCAAAAACATCTTCTGTTGACGTTGGCGGAGGTTCTGCTAATATTCCTGACAGTAACATTTCCGGTGGTATTAGTGATTCTCTAGGAAGCGAAACCTCAACAAATAAAAGCTGGCTTGCTGGCGGAGTAGATAATATTAAAAGCGGATTAGGCTTGCTGTTTTAGGAGGTAACATGATTACGATTAATTTTGCTGACGGCAATGATGTTGTTTTTAGCGTTCCTTTTGACGGCAAGAAATATAAGGTAAGAATGTGCTGGAACCATGAAGGGCAATTTTGGGCATTGCACCTTTGGGACGCTAACAACAATGTAATTCTTGCTAACGCTTGCGTTGTGCCGAAATTTCCTTTGTTGATGAATCATCATAAAAGTAATGCTCCAAGGGGAGAATTACTTGTCTTAACGGACAAAGAAAGTGTAGGCAGAGATGATTTTCAAAGCGGAGCAGCAACGCTCGTGTATTGTACAGAAGATGAATTTTATGGAGGTTAACTATGGCACAGTTTGACCGCATCTATAAAATTACTCTAGGCGTACAAGGTTCGGACGGTGTTGTCATTGAAGCAAAGGCGAAAGAACAAGGATTAGAGATTGAGTTTGACATTGCAAAAAGTCTTGCTAAGCAAAGCAATTCCTGTTCACTGAAAATTTATAACTTGTCAAAAGCGACAGCCGATAAATTGGAAATAGCAGATACAATCTGCATCCTTGAAGTGGGGTACAGCGAGGACGCTGGCTTGAAAAGAATATTCATCGGCTGGGTAACCGACTGTTATTCCTACATGAGCGGTTCTGACAAAGTAACAGAGATGAAGCTTTATGATGGGCACGTTGCTATTCGTGATAGCATTGTGTCCTTGTCTTATGCTAAAGATGTTAGCAGGAAGAAAGCTATTGACGATGTTGCAGCAGATATGGGACTTGTAGTGACGTATGCTGATGATTGTGAGTTTACGACGTTTGCCAATGGATTTTCTTTTGTTGGCGCAGGACGTGAGTGCCTTGATAAGGTTTGCGCTGGCACTGATTTAGAATGGAGTATTCAAAACAATACCTTGCAGATTATTAAGCAAGGTGGCAATACTAATGTGCAAGCTATAAAGCTTACTCCTGAAAGCGGATTAATTGGTTTTGTTGAAAAACTTCTTAAAGGTCCAACAAAAGCAGCAAAACAAAAAACAAGTAAAAAGACTACCCAACCTAAAAGGGATAAGAAAGCAGGCTGGAATGTTAAATGCCTTTTACAGCCTGTATTAAATCCTGGAGATTTGGTTTACATTGATTCGCAGAAAATAAAAGGCTGGTTTAAAATAGAAAGCTTAAAACACAACGGCTCGTATAGCGGACAGAATTGGTATACGGAGCTTGAAGTGTATGAGATTGTACCGAAGGAGTGATTAGATATGAGCCTTGATGCAACAACAGATACGCTGGAAGGATTGGAAAATCTGATGCAGCAAAAAATAGGCAATATTCACACTTGCTTGCCTGGTACAATCTTGTCATTTGATGCTTCTACTTGCCTTGCCAGCGTGAAGTCAACGTTAAAGAAATTTACCTCCGACGGCAGAGTTCTTGAATACCCGGTTATTGATGGTGTTCCTGTTTTTATGCCACACGCAGGAGCGGCTCAGATTACTTATCCTGTAAAGCCTGGTGATAGTTGCTTAATTGTTTTTTCTGAACGCAGTATTGATGAATGGCTTGGTGCTGGAACCGATGATAACCATGATCCTCGACAATATGATTTGACTGATGGCTTCTGTTTTGTTGGAATGATGCCGTCACAGTCAATATCTGCCGAAAATGTTGAAGTTATTAACGGAGGCACGAAAATTAGCCTTACTCCTGGCAACACGATTAATGTTGTCGGAAATATCAATGTGCAAGGGACGATAACTTGTACAGGTGATGTGCAGGGTGGCGGCATCAGCCTTATAGGGCATACACATTCGTACCATCACGGAACAACGAGTTCGTCACAGTAAAGGAGTCGCGTTATGAAGAAAGAAGAAGTTTTGAGAGCCTACGAGGAACAAAAAGCGTCTTGCATTGCGGCGTTTCCTACACTAACAAGCTCATGGACGTATTTTGTCCAGCTTGAAAAAGCTATTGATAGTTATTTTAGCAATGCTGATAGTGTATCTGATTCTGTTCGTGCTGTTATTCGTGGTGCTTATGTATCGCAGACAAAAGCGGCATTAAAGTGCAAAGATGACGAAAAGTATGGCATTGAATACAATAGTGAGGTAGGCAGTATTGATTTAACACCATATTGGTATGCGTGGGAATGGCTGAAAGAAAATCTTGCCGATAAAATCAGATATACTACATCTGAGGCATCGGGGCAGGCAGAAGGCAGTGCTGGCGAAAAGATTGTTGATGCTGAACAGCCGGAGCTTGATTTTGTTATCAAGGATATTTCGACAGCTAGGGTTACTGAAGCTGCGCATATTAATGATTATGCGGAATCGTTTTGGCAAGGTAACAGCAAGATGGACTTCATTTGCCTTGTAGAGGATAGAGGTAATGTTGTAAAAACACCCGATAAGAAAGCGATTGTTAAAAAACTTTATATTGATTGTGGTTTGCTTACACAAATTCAAGAAAACGGCTTGGATATATATGTTCCTAGTTATTTAGGAGGTGTCGGCAATGCTTGACCTTGCTTTAAACGCAAAGACACATGACCTTGCACTTAATGGAGATGTAATGTTTATTGATGATGTTGAGCGTGTAGCACAGCAGATAAAAATACAGTTGCTTACTTTCCTTGGTGAATGGTTTTTAGACGTTACGCATGGCGTACCTTATCTCGATTATGTGCTTATCAAAAATCCTAATTTTACGCTAATTAGAGAGCTTTTCCGTGAGCAAATTTTAAAAGTTGACGGCGTAAGCAATTTAGTCAGCATTGATATTGATTTTGAATCTGATACACGAAAAATGTTATTAAGCTATGAAGCGGAAAGTGAATACGGCATGATTGTAAGGAAGGAGGTTTTAGGCTATGGAGTACGGAGTAACAGTTAACGGTTTTGTTAGAAAGCGTTTGCCGGAGATTCGAGAAGATATTTTTAAAAGCTTGGAGCAAAATTTAGGCTCGACAGTTAGCCGTCAGCCTAACAGCATGATAGGCGTTCTTGTTGGTGTGTATGCTGCTGAGCTTGACCGAATGTGGCAGCTTTTAGAGCGTGATTATTATGACCGTTCGCCGATTAGTGCCAGCGAAGGCAGTTTAGATAATACGCTTGCTTACACCAATGTGCAGCGCAAGAAAGCTCAGGCAAGCTATCTCTATGCTGTTTGTTATGGACGCAGCGGAATGGTTCTTCCTGCTAACTGCCAAATTAAAGATGCTTCCGGCTACAAATGGAATATTATTGAAGAAAGCACGATCACTCTTAATGACTGCGTGCATGTAACCCTGGAAGTTGAAACGCCAGCTAAAGGAAAAGTTTACAGTGTGCAGTTTGATAATGATGCAGTTATAAAATATACAGCGCAAGAAAATGATACTGCGTTAAATGTCGCTGTTGCCTTGGCTTCTCAGAGCCTTGAAAAGTGGCAAGGCAGTATTGTTGAAGGCAAGCTGGTTTTTGAACGCTCTGACAGGCGATATGGAGCTGTGGTTGTGCCTAATGAATCATTTGTAGTAACGCAGGTTGGAAGTCCTATTCGTTTTGACTGTGAAGAATACGGAGAAATTGAACCTTTGCTAAATAGCGTGAATTATATCAACACAAATTATGACGGCTGGTTTTCTGTTAGCAACGAATCTGAAACATATGTAGGGCGTGACTACGAAACAGCATCCGAAGTTCGTCAGCGTTATGCGTCTGCAGTGTTCAGAAACAGCATAGGAATGAAAGAAAGTATTAAGGCTGCCTTGCTTGAATTGCAGGATGTTACCAGCGTAACTATTTATGAAAACCGCACTGATGAAACAGTTGATGGCTTAAAACCTCATTCCTTCCAGGCTATTGTTTTCGGTGGCGATGAAGAAGCTATTGCTCGTACTATCTTAAATGTTGCACCTTTAGGCATTGATACAAACGGCGATATTTGCGTTCGCATTGAGGATAGCGAGGGTGCAGCGCAAGATGTATGCTTTAGCCGTCCGCATGAGGTGCAGGTTTATGTTAAAGTTATCATTAAAGAATATAACGAAGAAATTTTACCCGGTGATGCAATCGATAAAATTAAAAATATCGTTGTCGAACAGATTAGCAAGCTGTCTATGGGCAATGATGTTATTTATCAGCGTTTGCTTGGTCCTATTTACAGCGGCGTTGACGGCATTAGCTATATTGAGTGTAGCGTGTCTAAAGATGGTCAAACGTATAAGCAGGAAAACATTTCGATTGAACGTAATGAGCTGGCAGTAACAAAGCTTGCTAATGTTACTGTAGCTTTGGAGTTATGATTATGACTACAAGCGAAAGAATGTATAATCATTTGTTAAGTCAGTTTCGTAACAAACCCAACATTAAAGCTTTTCTTAATGCCGTCGGAAACGAACTCGACAGCATAGATAAAGTAAGGGAGCAGATAAGGACACAGATATGGCCAGATACGGCAGTTGGTAAGCAGCTTGATATGTGCGGTGAAGTCGCTGATATTTCTCGCCGTGTTGAAAATGCTATTGCAATGGATTTTTTTGGTTTTCCTGATCATGGCAACATGGGATTCGGGCAAGCTCCGTTTAGACGTATGTATGATAATTATCTTGCATCCAGCGACTTGAACGACCAGCACTACCGCCTTGCTGTTATCTCGAAGATTGAAAAGAACACTACAGACTGTTCTCGTGTTAGTACCATACATAGCATAAAAAAAGTTTTTAATGTTGCACGTGTTTCCGCTGTGAATGTCGGAAATGCTAAAATGCGCATAGGAATAGGACGTTTGGTAACTAGCAAAGAAAGCCGTCTAATTGACGCACTAAATCTTATTATTCGCGGAGCTGGCATCGGCATTATCTATGTTTATTCTTTTGATGCTGCAAATACGTTCGGCTTTAGCAGAAGCGGAGAAAATCCCTATAATTTTAAAGGATTCAACCAGGGGACATTCGCAAGGATTATTAAAGTGAAAGGGGGACTTGTTGAATAATGGTAATGAAACAGCCTACTTTTGATTTGATTTTTGGTAGTAGCGCAAGCATTGGTGAGATGATTGATTCTTGGCCTGAGCTTGATTACCTGCGTGGCTGGGGCTATCTTGACAAGGGAGAAGCGCCGCCACTTGAATATTTTAACAAGCTGCAGAACGTCAGTGACTTAAAAAGTCAGTACCTTTTTAACAGCTTAAACATTCGTAAGAACAACGCATCTTATGTTAATGGCGACATCGTATTGTCACCCAACTTGCCTAAAAGTCTTGTATTAGCATGTACTGTTGGCGGCGATACAGCTGTGAGTGAGCCAGATTTTCGAGAAGCTGTGCTCGGAGCAACTTATACCGACGGCTCAGTAACATGGGAAGTTATTCCTAGGGCTTACAAGCTTAATACGGCAACTGAATCTGAAATTCAGAATTTGATTACAAAGGAGCTGGCATAATGGCTAACTTGCAAAAATTAATTGATCTTGACGGATTAAGCTATTTTTTAGGACAAATAAAAGCAAAATTTGTTCGTTCGGTTAATGGCGCAAAACCCGATTCTAAAGGCAATGTCAATATTGCTAATATGGAAGGGGCAACATCTAACGCCGCTGGCAAAGCGGGACTTGTTCCTATTCCAGCGGCAGGAAAGCAGGATATGGCATTGTGCGGCGATGCAACATTTAAGGTTCTTCCTATTGCTGGTGGTGGCACTGGGCAAACAACTGTTGCCGGTATTCGCAATGTTTTGGGTTTAGGCAACACGAGCGGCGCATTGCCTATTGCTAATGGCGGCACCGGAGCTACGACTCCTGAAGCTGCAAGAAAAAATCTTGGCATTGATAGTATAGGCGTAACAATGATTACCTATACAGAATAAGAGGTATATTATGGCTGATAAAGTAGATGTAGTTACATCGTGGAGCAATGCTGGAACCTATACCTTTACTGTTCCTGAAGGCGTTACTGAAATTACCGTAGAGATTTCAGGAGCTGGAGCTGGCGGTTACGGAAGAAATTACAACAATAGTGGTAGCGGTGGTAGCGCTGGTGAAGGAAGCGGCGGTGAAGGCAACTAAGGTGCGTATGAAAAACTTTAGCGAAGAAATACATGACCTTAATGACCTGGGTGCTATTTATCTTTTACTTGGTGCTGCTTGCAATATGTCATGTAGACATTGTGTTCAAACGCCTATTAAAAGCTGCTTTAATCTTTCACCGCATGGGAAAAACCTATCACAAGAGGTTAAAGATTTTATAGTTATGTGGAGCAGATTGCCTTGGAAGTATGCTGAAAATAATCCTCGTCGATTATATTTTTGGGGTGGAGAACCTTTACTTTATTGGGAAACTATCAAGAAACTTGTACTTGAACTTAGTAAAATCTGGGTAAAGAATGTTAGTTATAGGATTTTCAGTAATGGGTTACTTTTAAATGATGAAATAGTTGACTTCTGTAATGAACATAATATTTGGTTTATTATGAGCTATGATGCACCGAATGCAAGAGCGGCGAGAAACGTAGTCCCTACTAAAGAAGCTTGCAAGAAGTTTTTACGTATAAGAAAAAGAACGGTTAATACTGTTTTCAACGCTATTAATGATGATATGGTAGAAGCTTTCGACTGGCTACATTATACGTTTCCTGGAACAGAAATTACTTGCGGTTTTATCAATGTGCTGAGCGAGCATACGCCTCTTGACCTATATCAATTCAAGCATAATGCAGTAAAAAAAGCGGTTAAGAATTTGTGGTTAATCGCAAATTCTGATAGTAAGGTCGCTCCATATATTCGACAATGGTTCTACTCAAAAATTTTGCGTGTAAGGAATTTTGATAAAGAAGAATTTTATGAATATCCTTATCCCCCTTGCCGTCCCGCTATTGTAAGTCTTAGCGTAAATTTTAATGGAGAAGTTATGCTGTGTCATAATACTGATAGAATTGTGGGTCATATTACAGATAACTTTATAGAGTTACAGGAGAAGCATAGAAAAATCTTTAAGGAACTTCTGCCTGTCAAATGCAAAACTTGCGAGCATTTGGATATTTGCCGTTGTATTTGTCCTATTGCGGTGCAAAATGATGGTGAATTATGTTATTGTGATTACTTGCGAGAATTTTGGGGAGCAATAAAAGGGGTGATATAAAATGACTATAGGTTATGGAGAACGTGTAACAAGAGTTATTAGTGTTAAACCTGGAACGCAGTACACTGTTACTATTGGAGCTGGTGGAAAAGGTGGCAAAGGTGTAACAACCTATGATTCTGATTATGTTTATGGTACTGCCGGAGAGGCTTCTTCTGCATTAGGTGTGACTGCCAGAGGTGGCGTTTATAACGGCAGTAATAATACTAATTACTCTAACGGCGGTTCTCCTGTTGGCAAGTCGAGTGGTAGTCAAGGCAGTACAGGCGGTAATGGTGTAGACGGATTTTGTATTTTATCTTATAAGGTTGATAAAGATACGCATTCCCAAAAAATGAGTAGCATTCCAAAAACTGTTTTTGAGGTGCAAAAAAAAGACGGCTCAAAGTATCTACTGTATAAAGATGTAGTTACGCTAAAGCGTGTAAGACGTATCTATAAAACTGTGGGTACTTACAGTTTAAGGATTCCTGCTGGTGTTACAAAAATATATGTTACTGGTTGTGGTGGCGGAGCAGGGGGCATCACTGTTGGTGCTTATAATTCCTGTCCCATGTTGGATATGCAAGCAGAAAACGGCGGAGATACGAAAGTTGGTAGTTATGTTATTCCTGGTGGACAAGGTGCAACTGCTACTTTAAGAAGTGGCAATGTAATGACTGTTAATCAGCCTGCTGCCTCTAAAAACGGCGTAAGAGGGCAATATGTTACCGCTAGAAACAGAGATTTTTCTGTACATGGGTATGGTTTTTTACTTAACAAGAATGGTATTGCTACTTTAGCAGACGTAATGGGTAAGGTTGGGTACTACTATGCTGATGTGCTTGGAACTAAAGACAGTGTACCCTATGCATCTACAGGAACGTTTGAATCGTTTAACATCTATGGTGCAGGTGGTGGCTCTTATCATTTTTATGACACTGATGGCACTTCTAATCAAATTGGTGTTGCAGGAAATAGTGGTGCTTTTGTTACCGATGCAGAGGTTGAGGTAACTCCGAACAGCACTATTCAAATTGTTGTAGGCGCAGGTGGTAAAAATACCTTTTATGGGAATGACAATGACCGTGCATTTAGATATAGAGTAAGCGACGGAACACAAGGTTTTGTTATTATTGAATACGGTGGAACAACACCATATATACCTACAGTAAATAAAAAAGCTGAATTGACGTGTAGATGCTATTTAGATGATAATGTTATTATGGGAAGCACAGTTACAGTTAATGGAGAAACACACCATACTAATCAATTAGGGGTATTCTCTCTGTCCTTTAAAACATGGGGTAGTAAAGAGAAGCTTACATTTGAATATATTGATAGTAGTGGCGTTTTACATACTGCTGTTTATAATGTGCAATACGGGGCAATAGAAGTGCTAGAAGTGAAATTTATATCTGTAATAACAGGAGAAAAACACTTTAGTTCTTCTGAAACCTCTACATCTTTTACTGTTCCGCTTGGTATTACAAAAATTAAAGTTGATGCAGATTGCTTAACAGCGGATGTGCCAATGGAAGAAGAGGAGAGCTATGCAATTTCTGTTATAAACAACAGTACAAAAAAAATATGGGGTAATAGGTATAGTGAATCCTATTTTGAGGATGAAGGTAACTCCGACCATCAAGACATGCACAGTATAGTTGCTGTTACATCGGGGAAAACGTATAATCTGACCCTTAATATTTCTGATTCTGTTGATGGGGTTACATTCAGTTGGGGCACTGATATTAATGAGTTGACTGCAACGGTGAGTGATTTATAAGGAGGTAAAAAAAATGGCAAGTACAACAGGTAAGCTAGAGAAAATTCATGTATTCCCTAGTTATAACAGCTTCAATAAAAATATCTCTAGTGTAGGGAGTGATGATTTTGCTTTTGTTAAGATAGATTTGCTTGACAAATTAGCAGGAAACACTACTCCGACTCTTGTAGCGTTGATTGATTGGGATACAATGAAGACAAGAAATGGCGGTACGGATGTAAGGAACATTAATAATACTTCTACAGGCATTAAAGCCTATGGTGGTGATTCTTCTTTCCCAACAACATCGGGTGGAAGTGACAACATGAAAAGCACAATAATGCTTAAAGAAGCCTATACGTTGTATGATAAGATTTTGCTAGTTGGCGGTGATGATAGTGGTAGATATACCAAATACGAATTGTATGATGTTTGGGAATTACAAAAAGCATTTTCTGAAGGATATAGTTTTTATCTTATTAATGAATATAGCTCTTATTGGTGCCTGTATTCGGGAGTACAATCTGGAACAACTACTCATCCTCTTTCGACAGATACTATTTGGTACACTGAATCCCAAAACAGCTCTATCGTTGAAATTTATGGCGTTAAGTATTGAGGTGGTGAAATAAATGTTTTATTTGTTTAAAAACAAAAAAGGTATTGCTATTAGTGCTTCCGAAGATTCTTTAAAAAACTACATTGTAGGCATGGATAATGGTGTTGACGAGTATGCTATTAAAAATATTAGTTCTTCGGCTACTCCTACTGATTTATCCCTTGATGAAAACGGTGATGTTGTTTTCCCAAAAGATGATGAGGAACTTATTTTAGCATTTCAAAAGAAACTTAAGCTAAAAGAGATTAACGATTGGACTGCCAGTAAAATTACTGGCGGTTTTGTTAGTGAAGCAAGCGGAGAAAAAGTCACCTATGACAGTGATGTAGATACTCAGCTTACTATGCAAGGGATTGCTCTTAATGTAAACACGGAACAATTTGCGGAAAAATATCCTGCAGGTTGCCCGGTGCGCGGAGTTGCTGACGGGCAGAACAGCAAATCTGTATTTTGGCTTAATCCGTCGCAGGTCATGAAATGGATGGCTGATTTGTCAATGCATATAGGAGGTTGCAAGCAAGAAGGATGGAAAAAACAGGCTGAAGTAGAAGCTTGCAAAACTGTTTTTGAACTCGACAACATAGAATTGTAAGAGGTTAAAACAATGCAAATTAAAATTATTATAAAAACACAACGCCTTACTTTAAGCAGCAATAAAATTGTGTGCGGAACTAATAATTTTATTGAATGTTTATTTGATTTTCAGTCTTCTGACTGGACCGAACTTGAAAAATGGGCATTATTTAAGGATGGGCAAAACACCTATGAAATGTATATCCAAGATAACAAATGTATCATTCCTGCCCAATGCATTTCTGATCAAGGCGAAGTTATTATGTCTGTTGTTGGACGAAACAACGGTAAGAATATAACGGTAACAGCAGAAGACAAATTGTTACTTATCTCCGGTCGAGCTTTTGATAATCCTGACGAAGAACGATTAACGCCGACTTATCTAGAAGAAGTTCTTGGCAAGGTACGCGATGAGAGTTTGAAAACTTCTGAGAGCGCAACCAACGCCGCTCAGAGCGCACAGGAAGCAGCAGACAGTGCGGCGGCAGCGTTACAGTCTGAAAAGAACGCTAAGGCGAGCGAAAAGGCTGCTGAGACTAGTAAAGAGGCGGCGGCTCAGAGTGAAGCTAACAGCAAAACTAGCGAAGACGCTGCAAGAGGCTACGCTGATGATGCAGAGGCAAGCAAGGGCGCGACAACTGCGCTGACGGTTAACGCTGCTGCAAGTGCAAAAGCTGCTGCTGAATCTGCGAAGCAGGCTGCCGAATCTGAAAAGAAAGCCGCGCTGTCTGAAGGCAATGCTAAGCTTAGCGAAGGTAACGCGAAGACCAGCGAAATAAATGCTCAGAGCAGTGCTTACGAGTCCGCTCAGTCTGCTGCAAACGCAGAGAAGAGCAACAAGAGCGCAGAAAAACACTCTACCGATGCCGGGGCATCTGCTGATAATGCAGAGTTGTCAGCACAACAGGTCACAGAGCTGGCGGAGCAGGTTAATCGTGACGCCATGCAGGTAGCAAGTGACAAAAAATCTGTTACTGAGTTGGCAGGTCAGGCTGTCAAGGCTGCGGGCAATGCTCAAACTTACATGGAGCAGACAGGGCAAATCAAGGCTGACGCACAGACAATGCTTGACAATGCATCGCAGGCCATGGCTGAGGTTATTGGCAACGCTAAAACTGATTTAAATGGTACTGTAAGCAAGGCAAAAGCCGATATTAATGCACAGGGTTCTGCAAACATAGGCTTTTTAGCAGGTGGTTTGACAACTATTATCGGTGCTACAAACTCATGTAAAGATTTGCAGTTCGTCGACCTCACGCAAATGTTTGGCGCAGGTAACGAGCCAACGCTTGAGCAATGCCGTGAGATTTTTGCAAGTGAGAGCTACCCATACAACGCAGGAACGCTGACATCTGCTGACGTTACCGCCGTGCAGGTGGGTGATAATGTTATCCCATTGCCTAACAGCATCTCCCTAAAATCAGCAGGCAGTGTATATGACAGCTTAGAGTTTTATGAGCAGGATGGCAAATACTACCAAAAGCATACGCAGAGAGTAGGTGTGGTAGATTTGGGGACGCTGCCGACGGGTAAGTGGTTCAATGGTACTGCAAACGGATATAGGTGGAGGATTCTGGATTGGACGTCTGATGCTTCAAAACTTGTGTTTGGTGGCATAAGAAATATTTTATGTTCTGCTTATGTTCGTAAATCTATCACAGCTCACTATTCTAAGGATTCTAGCATTGGCATATGCGTCAACAACACATATACAGCTAACGCTTCAAACATCGATATTGACGATGACAGGTATGAAAATCTTAATGATTTTGTTGCATCACTACCAGGCGTCCTGCTGTATTACGAGCTTGCAACGCCAATCGTCACAGTCACAGAGGTGGACAATCGCTTTGATGCCGTCGACTGCAAGGCTGGCGATAAAATCACGTTTGTTGGTAACAGCGGCTACCATCTCCCCGTCCCGAATGAGGAAGAATATCTTATCGCATTAAACGAGGTGACAGCATGAGCAGAGAAACAATGGCGAAAAAATTAAACCTTACGCCTGCTGATTTTGGCGTTGAGGATTTGCAGGCTAAATATACACGCCTTGTACAAGATTATATGGACAAGGCTGTACAGGCAAGAGGTTATGATGATGTGTTTACCTGCATCAGTTATGTAGATAGCACCGACGAGATTTTTAAGCGTGAGGCAAACATCGTGCTTGCATGGCGTGATAAGGTGTGGCGATTATGCTATGACGTATTAGCTGAGGTTAACGCAGGTAAGCGTGCTGTTCCGTCGGAGCTGGAGTTGTTGGCGATGCTGCCTAAATTGGAATGGTGAGGTGTTTTATGTTTGAATCAACTATGCAAACCGTAATAAACATTATTGCTGGCGCTATTATTTCCTA